ACGGTTCACCGCCCGCCTCGCTGTCGAGCACGCGATCGCGCAGGCCCAGCAGGCCGCACGACCATGACCCGCCGCGGCTACACGCCGCGGCCAGGGGACATCGGGATCATGGCGACCCGCGGGTTCCTCGCCTGGGGCATCCGCTGGTTCCTCGGCTCGACCGTGAACCACGCCGTCATCTACCTCGGCGGCGGCTGGGTCGTCTCCTGCGAGTACGGCGGCGCCCGCCGAATGCGGGTGGAGGCGTTCCCGGGCACGACATGGTCGCGGTTCCCCCTGACCGCCCGGCAACGGTATCTGATCGTCCACTGGTCCCGAACCCACCTGGACACGGCTTACAACTGGGTCGACTTCGTCGCCCTCGGTATCGGCATCGCGCTCCGTTGGAAGACGCCCGCGTTCATCCTCCGCCGCCTGTCCCGCCCGGACCGGCTGCAATGCGCGCAGATGGTCGACCTGGCGTACGCGCGCGCCGGCGTGCACCTGTTCGAGGACACCCTGCCCGGCGCGGTCACCCCTGGCACCCTGGAGCGCCTGTTCCGACTGCGCGGCTTCATGAAGGGAGATCCTCATGACCGGGAAGCTGCCGCCCGCCCCGTCCGGGCCGGACGACCACGTCGCCGGCCTGCGCCTGCTCACGCACGGGGAGACCTGTGACACGCGCGGGTGCCCCGCCCTGGCGTTCTCCCGCGTCGTCGTCCTCCGCGACGGGGAGAAGGTCGGCGCGGAACTTCACTTCTGCGGCCACCACTTCCGGGACAACGAGCTCGTCCTCCTGCTCATGAAGTCCGCCGGGACGGCCGCCTACCTGGACGAGACAACGTTTATCGGGGTCACATCATGACCGGCGACTGGGGCACGTTCCGCCCGTACTGGCGCACCCTGACCCGGAGGTCCCGATGGTGGCGGCGGCGGCGCTGACGGAGGTCCGGCAGCTGACCGCGGAGCTCTGCATCGCGTACTACCACTGGCGTGAGGAAGGATTCCCCGCCGACCACCGGTACCATCTCGTCGTCGCCCTATACGATGCGAAGCTTCAAGCGTTGGTCGAAACCTGATACCGTGCAGGCAGGGCCAGCGCGCGAGCATGCTCAGGAAGGGCCGTCGGGACAGTCACAACCGGCGGCCTTCCGCATACCCCCCGGTGTAGAGTCGCACGTGTCCGGCTGGATGCGCCTCCAACACCCGTCCACGAAACCCCCGCGTTCGCAGCGCGGGGGTTTCTCACGTCCACGGAGGCCCCACCGTGACCGCAACACTCCCGGCGTGGAAGAACGACCCGGTGAAGGCGGAGAAGATCCTCCGCGTCCTCCGGAAGGCCCGCGAGAAGCGGCTCCCCCCGCTGGAGTTCGCGTCGCCTCTCGACCTGCTGGAGGCCGTCGACCCGACGACGACGCGGACGCCCGCTCTGGAGCACATCAGCGCCGCGCTCGTGGAGGCGTACACGCGCCCGAACGGGCGGCTCATGATCTCCATGCCCCCGCAGGAGGGCAAGTCGCACCTGGCGACGAAGGCGGCGACGCTCTGGTACATGATGCGGAACCCGGAGGCCCGCTGCGGCATCCTCTCCTACGGGTCCGAGCTCGCCAACGACTTCGGCCGTGAGATCCGCTCCTGGGTGCAGACGTACCAGGGGCAGGAAGGCACCCTGGACCTGCGGATGCGGATCGCGTACGCGAACAACGCGGTCGCCCGCTGGAAGCTCGACGGGCACCGCGGCGGCCTGATCTCCGTCGGCCTCGGCGCCACGATCACCGGCCGCGCCCTCGACTCCGTCGTCATCGACGACCCGTTCGCGTCCGCGGAGGACGCCGAATCGGAAACCTACCGGAAGTTCGTGTGGTCGAAGTGGCAGGCCGTCGCGAACACGCGTCTCGCGCCCGGCTCCCCGATCGTCATCATCATGACCCGCTGGCACGAGGACGACCTCGCCGGCCGTCTCCTGAACGCGGAAGACGCCGCCCAATGGCGGGTCATCAACATTCCCGCGCTCGCGAACCACGACCCGGCGAAGGGCGAAACGGATCCGCTCGGCCGGCAGCCCGGCGAGTGGATGATCTCCGCCCGCGGCCGGACAACCGCGGACTGGGAGATGAAACGGGTCGCCGTCGGTGAGCGTGTGTTCCGTGCCCTCTACCAGCAGCAGCCGACACCGGAGGCCGGGGACATCCTGAAGCGGCACTGGTGGCGCCGGTACACGACCCCGATCTGGTCGACCGACGACGGCGGGCAGACGTACCGGTTCGGTGAGCCCCCGGACGAGTTGTTCTCCTCCTGGGACATGACGTTCAAGGACACGAAGGATTCCGACTACGTCGTCGGGCAGGTGTGGGCCCGGTATGGTGCGGACGCGTTCCTCGTCGATCAGGTCCGCGCCCGCCTCGGGTTCACGGAGACGAAGGCCGCGTTCGACGCGCTCGCGCGGAAGTGGCCGCAATGCCGGGTGCACCTGATCGAGGACAAAGCGAACGGGCCCGCCGTCATCTCCGCGCTGCGGAAAGACGCACCCGGCGCGGTCATCCCCGTCACCCCCGTCGACTCGAAGACCGCCCGCGCGTCCGCTGTGGCCCCGCAGGTCGAGGCGGGGAACGTGTTCGTCCCCGCCGACAGCATCGCCCTGTTCGATCAGGCGGGCAACAGCCCGGAGTCGTTCATCGCGGAGGCGGCGGCGTTCCCGAACGACGCGCATGACGACCAAGTCGACGCGGCCACCCAAGCGTTGCACCGGTTCTTCATCGCCGGGGCGGGCGCGGCCGCGTGGATCGAGTCGCTCCGCGGGCAGACGGAGAAGAAGTTCATCGTCGCAACCGTCGACGACCCCGAGCCGGCCCTCGTGCCTGCACCCGACCCGAATGACGAGTTCAAGCGCGCCCAACTGAGGGAGCTTGGCTGGTAGAAGGAGAACCCCGTGGGCTTCATCGACTGGATCGCTGGCGCCGCTGACACCGTCGGCGCAGCCGTGGCGAAGAACGGGATCCCGCAGGCGGTGCAGGACGCGATGACCGCGGCCGGCATGTCCGGCACGGTCCCGCTCGGCCCGGGCGCACCGCTGGAGCCGGCGTGGGGGTACGGGACGCGGCCGCGGCAGTACGACTACCCGGCCGGGACGAACATCAACTCCCGGCCCCGGTCGACGGCGCGCGTGTCGTTCGCGACGCTCCGCCGGCTCGTGGAAACGTACGACGTCGCCCAGCTGTGTATCACGCACCGCATCGACTCGATCCGCGCCCTGGACTGGAAGATCATCCCCGCGAAGGGGTGGGAGGCGTACGACCTCGACGACGCGATCGCGTACGCGGAGACCGTCCTCGACAAGCCCGACGGGGAGCTCCCGTTCGACGCGTGGCTGTCGAAGTACCTCTATGACGTGTTCGCGTTCGACGCGGGCACCCTCTACCGGCAGCGGAACCTCGCCGGGCAGGTCATCGGTCTCGACGTCATCGACGGGACCACGATCGCGCCGCTCCTCGACGAGTACGGGCGCCGCCCGGCCGCGCCGGCCCCCGCTTACGTGCAGTACATTCAGGGGCTCGGGACCACGGACCTTGACGAGACGGAACTGGTCTACTCCCCGTTCCGGCCCGTGTCGAACTCGATGTACGGGCGCGCCCCCATCGAGTCGATCCTGCTGAACGCGAACACGGATATGCGGTTCCAGGCGTTCTTCATGCAGCGGTTCACGGACGGGAACATCCCGGCCATGTTCGCGGTCGCCCCGGAGACGTGGACGCCGGACCAGATCCGGCAGTTCCAGGAGACGTGGGACATCTGGCTCGCCGGGAATATGGCGGCGAAGTCGCAGATCAAGTGGATTCCGGGCGGCACGAGCCTTCAGGACGCGAACCAGGCGAACGCGCAGTTCAACAAGGACATGTCCGACTGGCTGCTCCGGAAGACCGCGGCCGCGTACCATGTGACCCCGACCGACCTGGGCTTCACGGACCAGTCGAACCGCTCCACGGGTGAGTCGCAGGAGTCCGTGCAGGAGCGGGTCGCGGACCGGCCGATGTGCGGCCACGTCGGCGGCATCCTCACCCGGTTCATGAAGGACGACCTGGGTCTGCCCCTGAAGTTCGAGTTCATCCTCGACTCCGACGACGAGGACGGCCTCGCCGTCGCGCAGGCCGACAAGGTGTACGTGGATATGGGCGCCTGGTCCCCGTCGGAGGTTCGGGAGCGCCGCCTCGGCCTCACCGACGGCCCCGGCGAGCGGGTGCCCCGGTACGTGTCCACGTCCCGCGGGCCCGTGCCCGTGTCGGACCTGTTCGCGTCCTCGACGGAGATCGACCCGACGTCGGCGAACCCGGTGCCCGGGTCGACGATGCCGGCGACGGAGTCGCAGGAGCTCAACGTGGCGTTGACCCCGCAGATGATCGCCCAGACGGCGCCGGCCGGGCAACAGCCGGCGGTCGCGGCGGCGAAGGCGGAACTGGCGAAGTTCGCCCGGTACCGGTCCGACCGAATCCGGAAGGGTCGCGCCTGGCGCGACTTCAACTTCACCGCGCTCCCCGCCCGGTTCGCCCGGGAACTGAACCGTGCCGCCCGGATCGCCACCCGCAAGGGGGAGATCTCCGTCGCCGGCCTGCTCGTGCAGGCGCAGGACACCGGCCGGGTGCTCATGATCCAGCGGGCGCTCGACCCGGCGGACCCGGCGCAGGGGAAGTGGGAGTTCCCCGGCGGGCATCTCGAAGACGGGGAGGCGCCGTGGCAGGCCGCCGTCCGCGAATGGCAGGAGGAGGTCGGCTGCCGCCTCCCCGACGGTGCAACCTTCACCGAGGGGACGTGGACGAACGGCCACTACCAGGGGTTCATCATGACCGTCACGTCGGAGGCGGATGTGCCCTGCCGGATCGGCTCGACCGAGGTTCTCAACCCGGATGACCCGGACGGGGACATGATCGAGACCGTCGCCTGGTGGGACCCGGACGACCTCGACGGGAACCCGGCGGTCCGTGCGGAACTCCAGTCGTCGCTTGATGCCGTCCTGGCCGCGCTCGACCCGGAGGCTGATGCCGCCCCTTTAGCTAAAGGCTGGCGGGACGGCCAGCCGAAGACGCCGATGCACGCGTACGACCTCCGCATCGTGGACTACTACCAGCCGCGGATTCAGGACGTCATCACCGCCTGGGTGAATGACCTCCCGATCCGGTCCGTGGCCGCCCAGTTCGCGGGCGCGGATGCTACCGCGTACGCGTACGCGCTGCATGGCGGGGACCCGCTGCCGCTCGGCGCGCTGCTCCGGCAGCTGGCCCTCGACGGGTACCAGACCGGGCAGCACGGGGCGGACATCCAACTCGGGCGGGTCGCGAAGGCGGCCACGCTGGAAGCGACGAACACGCTCGACTGGGACACCTGGGCACCCGGGAACCCGGCCGCAGCGGACACCGCCGCGGGCGGCGGGCTCGCCCAACTGCTCGCGGAGCAGGACGTGACGATCAAGTCCGTGCAGGAGACCCTGTACGGGGAACTCGGCGACCGGATCGCGTCCGGCCTCGCCGACGGTCTGTCTCCCGCGTCGATCGCGTCGTCGATCGTCGACCTCGTCAACCCTGCCTCCCGGGCGGAGATGATCGCGGCGACGGAGACGGCGCGCGCGCAGACCGCCGGCGCGTTCACCGCATACGCGGCGAACGGTGTGGGCGCGTACGACCTGATCCTCGCGGACGGGGCGTGCGTGCGCTGCCAGGACGCGGCCGCCGCGAACCCGCACCCGATCGGTGACGGGTCCGCCCTGCCACCGCTTCACCCGTACTGCCGGTGCTCAACCTCACCGGTCGTCGAAACGATCAGCCTGGACCGGATGCCCGTGTCCGACCTGGGAATGGAGTAACCGATGACAACCACTGAGGACCGCTTCGTCCTAGGTATCGCCTACCAGGCGGGCCCGGACCCGGCGATCAAGATGGGCGCCGACGGCGGCCGCGATTTCTTCACCGAACGGGAGCTCGAACTCGCGTCGCGCACGTTCATGCGGAAGAACCACGGGCAGCAGATCGGCCTCATGCACGTCGACGGGACGACGGAGGCCGGTTACGCCGAAGTCGTCGAGTCGTACATCTACCGCGGCCCGGACTGGCCCCAGGCTGACGGGACCGTCGTGAAGGCGGGCGACTGGCTGCTCGGCGCGATCCTCTCCCCCGAGGCGTGGCAGTTGGCGAAGCGGGGGAAGATCACCGGCTGGTCCATCCAGGGCACAGCGAAGCGACGAGCGAGGAGTGAATCGTGACCGACGAGATGACGGAACTCTACGACGCGGACATTCCCCGCGTCGACGCGGTCGATAAGGCCGCGAACGGCACCAGGTGGTTCCTCATGAAGACCGAGGAATCGAACGGACTGCTCTCCCACGATCAGGTGGCGGAGCTCATCAAGGAAACAGCGGAGGAAGACGGCATGGCCGACAACACTGACCCGGTCGTCAAGGACGACCTGAACGCGGGCGGAGACCCGCTCGCGTCGTCCGGGAACCCGGGCGCCCTCGACCCCGGCTCCGCGCCGTGGGAGCAGGTCGACGCGGACACGGCGGCGAAGTGGCTGGCGATCCTCGCCCGCGCGAAGCACGCGCTCCTCACTCTCTCCGAGCGGGAGGAAGTCGAGTCGGCCACCCCCGACTCCGACGGTGACGAGATGGACAACGCCTGGGACCTCCAGGATGCCGCATCCGCGATCGACTACGCGATCGGCATTGTCGCCGCGTACGGCGCATCCGAGCAGGCCGAGGTCGACCTGGAGGACGACGTCGCGAAGGCTCGCCTCGCCGCGATCGGGGATGTCGCGAAGGCGATCCTCGATGACCCGGCCGACCTGACCGCGCTGGAAGTGTCCAGCGTGACGAAGACGGCGAACCCGGACGCGGCCACCGCGCTCCTGGCCGCGCTGCGCGACCTGCCGGAAGCGCCGGCCGTGGAGAAGGCGGAGGAGCCCGTCGAGGAGCCGACCGTCGAGAAGGCCGAAGACACCGAGGAGGCCCCCGTGGTCGAGAAGGCTGAGACCAGCGAGCGTGTCGCATCGGTGGAGGAGGCGGTCGCGAAGTTCGGCCGGTTCTCCCCGGAGGCACGGCAGGCGCGTGTCCTGTCCAAGCAGGCGCCCGAGCCGGTCGCCGACGTCGTGAAGGATGACGCGGCCGCTGCGGACGGGGAGGACACCCCCGAACTCGAAGCCGTGTTCGACGCGAACGGCAACCTGAAGGGCGTCGTCGACCCGTCGGCGATCCAGCCCGTCCAGGGTGCCACCGCCGACGCGCCCGAAGACAAGACTCCGGACGAGCCCGCACCTGCGGCGCCCGCTCCGGCCCCCGCCGCTGCCGCACCCGCGGCGCCGGCGGTTCCCGCGGCCAAGGCTGCGGAGCACGACGAGGAGACGAAGCCCGAGGAGCGGGTCGTCACGACGAAGGCTGAGATCGAAGCGCTCTTTGCGGAGCGGATCGCGGCAGTCGAGGCGAGCCTCCGGAAGGAAGTCGAGTCGCTGCGAGCTCCGGCCCGCCCTGCCGCTGCACGGTACGGGGTGTTCCCCGCCGCGGACCTCCGCCGCGTCGATGACGTGGAGAAGAAGTCCGAGGAGGCATCCCAGGAGAAGGTGCTCGCGCTGAAGGAGGTCATCCGGAAGTCCGGTGACCCGCAGGCGATCGAAGCGGCAAACGACGCACTGACGTCGCTCGTGTCCGCTGAGCTCGCGAAGCAGCGCGCTGCTCTCCCCACCCCGCCCCGGCCGACGCCGGGCGTGCCGCGTCAGTAACGGACGCAACCCGCAACACCACTCGACGCCGCCCGACCGGGCGGCGTTTTCGTATTCCCACCCTCGAAAGGCAGTCCCATGACTGACATGCAGTCGGTGACCGAGGAGACCCTGGCCGCGCTTGAGAAGGCGCAGACCAACGGCATCCTCGTCGGCACCGGTCTCTACTCCTATGACCTGGGCGACCTCGTTCGCCTGATCCCGGTCAACACCCCGTTCCGTGACAAGATCCCGCGCGTCGCATCCAAGGACGGCGCGAAGTTCGCGACCTGGCGCGCGCTCCTGAACGTGAACAACGCCCAGCCGCGCGTCACGCCCGGCTACGAGCTCGCCGGCGCACAGGCCGTCATCTCGGAGCAGGACTTCCAGGCGCAGTACCGGCCGTTCGCGCTCGACGGCACGGTCTCGCAGGACGCGTACGACCTCGCCACCGGGTATGACGACCCGTACGCGGAGCAGACGATCAACGTCCTGAACCAGCTGCTGATCGGTGAGGACAAGGTCCTGATCGGCGGGCAGTCGTTCGTGCTCCCGACCCCGGGCGTGCCGACCCTCGTCGCATCCGCGTCGGGTGGTTCTATCGCGACCGGCACGGTGTACATCGCCGTGGCAGCCCGGACCGCGTCCGGCTACTACTACGGCGGCAACAGCCAGGGCGTGGTCTCCGCCTCCCAGGCGGTCACCGGCCCGAATGGCAAGGTCACCGCGACCCTCGCCGCCGCGGTCAAGGGCGCGGTCGCGTACGACTGGTTCTACTCCACCACCGGCTCGGCCCCGTTCTACTACCAGCAGACGACCACGGTCGCCTCGGCAGTGTTCACGACCCTGCCAGCGGCGAACCAGAACCCGCTCGCCACGCCGAACCTGACCCCCGGCATCGCCGCGGCCGTCCCGACGATCAACCTCGCCGCGGACAACGGGTCGTGCCCGCTGGACGCGAACAGCAACCCGTCCGAAGTGGACGGCCTGATCGCCTCCCTGACGGCCGACTACTCGACTGCCGGCGCGTGGGTCAAGCCCGGCACGGGCACCGCCAACCCGGCGGTGTACATCGACGGCGGCGGGTCCGCGCTCACCCTCTCGGGCGGCTCGGTCCTCCAGATCACGAACCTGCTCGCCTACATCTGGAACCAGGTGTACGGGACCCCGTCGGCGCTCATGATGAACGCCGTCATGGCGCAGGAGATCGCGAACCTGATCCTGGCCGCGACCTCCGCGACCACGTTCCTGAACACGGACGCCAGCGGACGCATCGACGTCGTCGCTGGTGGCCGGGTCGGGCACGTGGTCAACGTGGCCGCGGGCGGCGTCGTCGTCCCGATCGAGGTCCACCCGAACGTCCCCCCGGGGACGATCATCGCCCGCACGGACCGGGTCCCGTTCCCGCAGGCGAACATCACCAACACGCTCGAAGTCCGGACCCTCCGCGACTACAGCCAGTTCGACTACGGCGCGAACCGTCAGTCGGGCACCAACGGCGGTCCGCGTAAGGACTTCGAGATCCGGTCCGTCGAGGCGTTCGTCAACCGGGCTCCGGTGACGATGGGCATCCTCGTCAACGTGGCCTGACCCAACCCCCGCGC